TTTCAATCTTCTCTAAATCCGCCTGGGCGTTTAGCAGTTCAATGCCTAGAGTGCCAAGCTCTTCATGAAGGGTTTCGATGGCAGGGGAAAGAGATCTAATCGTTTCATAGGTCGAATCTGAGCCATCCCATTCTGGTTGCAGATTATCTAAAACATTGTGGCGAAACTCTAGGACACGATAATAGATTGCTTGAAACTCAAACTCATCCCACAGAACTTCATATTCCTTGTATCTGCCTGCATTGACTACCGCGAAAACTGAGCGCTTGATGTCAAAAATCCACATATACCAAAGCACTTGAGCGCGGTAATGCTCAGGGACACTATCCCAATAGGTTGCTGTATGTTTTATCTCAAGAATGTAAGGCACTCCAAGCTCATCGAAGCAGAGAGCATCAGGGTTAGCATGCGCCCAAGTCTGCTCTTTATGCGCATAAGTCCCAACTTCATAAACTTCATGCTCAGGATGTTGCTCCTGATAGAGCGTACGAATTGCTGGCTCAACAAGCTGACCCAAACGCATCGCAGTATTAGGTTCAAAACTAGAAGGCAATCTGCCGGTCTTTTGCGCCCATAAAGTGATTGCCGAAGTGAAAGGGGACAAGCCAAGGATTGCGCCTATCTCACTGCCTGAAATAACACCCTGCTCATCTCTAAGCGCATGCCATTCAGGGCTGTTGTTCTCAAAATTACCTAAGAACTTTGCTTGTATCTCATAACTGTTTTTATTGATTGTTTGCATGTCTATACTCTAAACATGACCGCTGACAACTTTAGATTAGATCAAGCCACAATCGAACTGCATGAAGCAATTATGGATAATGGCGGAGTTGAGTGTGAGCAAGTGCCTGATGTTTTCTTTCCCGAAGAATGGGCTGCGCGGGGGGCTTCACAAAGTACAAACATGTATAACATGGCTATACAAACCGCTAGACAAATCTGCATGCGTTGCCCAGTAATGGACAAGTGCCTAAGAGTTGGCATGGCTGAAGATTACGGTATTTGGGGCGGAACAACACCTAAACAGCGCAGGCAACTAAAACGAGAGCAAGAACTCTAGTCATCCTTGTTGCGAATAGGATAAGTCAAAACCCAGATACCAGTTGAAGCAATAATGCAGTAGCCGATAACAGTTTTAGCAGTGCCTTCCAAAACTATCCAGGCAATCAGCATGCCCAGCAAAGTCCAAATCTGGCCGATAATATCTCTTAGAAAGTTCACTTTATTCTCCTAGTCTTAGTTGAACCTGATCCACTAGCACCCGCACTAGCAGAAGCCTGAGCTGAAGCAACAGCCTGAGAAGTCGCAAACTGACTAATCTGAGTCAAAACAACTGCTGCAACAATTTCCTTCTTAGCCTTAGCACGAACTTCAGGGGACATGTCAGCACCAACATTTCCCATAAAGTTCAAAGCATCAGTCAAAGCAACAATAGAAGCACCAAAAACAGGGATATTAGCAATCTCTTCAGGAACTTGAATATCATCTTCCTGAGCCTGTTGCATCAGGTTATCTAGCAAAACTTGATGTTGCTCTTCAGGGGACATAATTTCAGGGTAAGCAACCGGTGAATCAACAGGAACATCAACAACAGGCTCTTCAGTAGTTTCAGGGCTAGGAGTAGGCTCAGGGGTAGAAACAGGCTCTAAAGGCGTTTCAGGGTCTATTTGGGGGGTTTCTGGCTCAACTGGGGGATTAGGGTCAACAGGCGGGTCAGGGATAACAGGAACAACAGGGGGAACAGTCGGCTCAGGTTCAGGAACAACAAAATCAAAACCAGTGTGAACAGTAATCGGGTCAGAATACTCACTATAAACACCAAGAGAATCGTTATCGGCACGAACCCTAAAAGTAACATCAGTATCTTCAGGCAATCCGCCAATAGTTATAGCTCTATCAATGCTGGCCAAACCCCAACCATCTGCCCCGCCATAAGTCCAAGTAACCGCATAACGCTCAATAGGGGTCTCTTCAATGTAACTTGACCAGGTTAGATCAACATTTGTGCCATCAACAACACCTTCAACCAGAAACGGCTTATTTAGGTTAGGGGAAACAATTACAGGCGGGGTAACAACATCGCTGCTAAACGCTGAAGGGGGAACAATAACAGTCCCTTCATCTTGACCCCAAAACAGGCGGTTACAAGCTCCGCCACCATACTCATAAAACCAAGCATCAAACTTCACGCTCGCATAAGCAGTCATACCAACAACCGCTGAAGAAGGCGAGCAACCCTTCAAAGTCCAAGCATCAATAACAGGAACATCATCAAAAGACATGTAAAAGCCGTCATCACTCCAGTTAGTAAAACTCACCAAACCAGATCTAGGGGAAGTGATGTAACCCGAATAATGAACTAAAACATAATCGCCCTGGCAACCGGCAACAATACCAGCATTATCGGCATCAAAATCAGAGTCAATATTTGCAACGCTAGTCCAGCCTGATTCGCAGAGAGTATAAGCCCTGCGGTCAGGAGTAGCCGAAGGGTCAAAAGTATAAACTTCAACCTTTAGCCCATTAGGGTCAGCTTTAGCAATAGTCAAAGGCCAAAAGGTAAAGGCTAGAACAAAGAAAACTGATGCAAGAAACTTTAGTTTCATTACTTCTGCTTAGGCTCAGGCTTCACATTCTTCAACTGAACAGACTGCTGGAAGGCAGCGTTGATCTCATTCTGAGTCAATCTACCATCTTCAAGGAAAGCCAAAGAAAGACGCTCAATAACCTTAGCAACAGCCAAAATACCGCCAATGGCAGCAGCAGTCGCAGGAGCAACACCACCCAGACTTCCTGCACCAATAACACCTAGAGCAGAAGCAACAAAAGTCGCAACAATTCTTAGTAGGACATTTCCAGCAGACTTCATAATTACCCCTTGTTTCCTAGAATGTGTTTCAGCGGGTCAATCAAATCTTCGTAAGCGCTCAAATGAATGTTCGGGTTAGAGTGATCCTTGTTAGCCTTACCAATGCTCAAGTGCAGATGCGCACCGGTAGAAGCTGAGCCAGAAGGAGTGTTCTTACCGCCCCCAACAAGCCCTAAAACAGTTTTACCGCCAACGACCTTATCGCCCTTTACAAGCGGAGATTTCTCAGCCAAATGAGCATACAAAACCCAGTAACCATCTTTAGTTGAATGAATAACAATCCAACCCAAAACATCAGTCCAAGTTGAAACAAAAACAGTTCCGTCAGTGATTGCCTTGATAGCTGACTTCTCTTTAGGACTCCAGTCCTGTCCGCGGTGCGGTCTGCCATTACGATAAGGGGCAAGATTACCAAACTCATCATTACGAGTATTGGCAGGAAAAGGCTCAAAATAGATTGTCATAAGACAATTCTAAATTAGGGGATGTTACAGCCCGAAAGCGCTCTTCAGCAAAACAACAGCAACGCTAGTAACAACAGCAGTAATCAGAGCAGGAATCCAGGCACTCCGGTTTATCTGCTTCTCTAGTTCTCTAATTCTTGTTTCGTGATCGCGTGAAGCATCAAGTATTTGAATTGAGTTTGCTTTTAGAATCTCGATGTCGCGAACAATCTGCAACAACAAAGTCTGATTAGAAGGTTTAGGTTGCTCACTCAATTGGGGTCATCTCCTGACCACACAAACCACAAACAAGCATCCCTTCAGCAGGCGGAGTATGCTCATCATCCTGCATAAAGCAACCTTCAGTTTTACAGCTAAACATTTCCATCCTTATCCCGCAGCAGTTCCAGTAGCCATCATCACTGCAATACCATAAAGAGTTTGAGTTGCAGGCTGAGAGACACCACCATTATTGACCAGGGCAATTGTTGCAGTTCCAGTAGTAACAGCGTTAACAACAGGGGTGAAGTACGCTCCACTAGTGGCAAGCCCGCAAACAATCGGGGTAGTCCCGAAACGGGATGTAGGGAAAACAACAGACACAAGTGCAGATGAACCCGCAGCAACAGCAGTAGCCGGCCCAGTTGCGCTAAAGACAGCCATAGCAGCAGGAAGCGGTTGCCACTGCGCACCATCCCAATGCTCAATTCTGTCTCTATCCGTTAGATAAGAAACCTGCCCAGCAGTAGCAGAAGGAATACCAGTAGAACGAACAGCTGAAGAACCAAAAGTTCCAACAACCTGCGCAGAAACATAAGTGTTCAAATCTGATGCGGTAAGGACATCACCAATAGCCCAAGTTTTCAAAGTCATAAAGTTTCTCCTAAGTGTCTAGTTTATCGGGATGTTAGACAACCTTCTGAGTATCCAAAACACCCAGATAAGTTGAGTTCAAAATTATGCCTGCACCGAATGGGGCTAACCCTAAAGAAACCTTATGAGTTTCAGGAGTGAAATCCTGTTTGATGCTAATAATTGTGTATTTCTTGTCAATGTTTGAACCTGTTGCTGAAGGCCTAAAGATAACTCTGGCAGGGTCATAAAGGTCAATTGCTTGCACTCTAGCCTGAGCAGTTCCCGCCATCGCTTCTAACTGCAAATCTAAGCTAGTAAGAACATAATCAGGGCTTCCAAACTGGCCGTAAATCTCGCTAACCATCGCAGTAGATCTAGCAGGGCTAATACCTAAATTATCTGTCTGCCCAAAAGTTCTAATGCCATAGAGTGCCTGGCTTGCAGTGCTTCCAGTTGTAGCAGTTCCCCCAGAAGCTCGAACAACATTCACCTGATTATAGAACTGGTCAGAAGCGTATTGAACCTGCAAATCATAGATAGTTAAACCAGTTCCTAAGAAAGTTGCTTGGCCATAGTTATCTGCAAAGTTCACGATGGCAGTCGCAGCAGCAGTTCCAGACTTGATAGTTACCGCATAAACGCTAGAAGAATAACGCTCAGTCCCAAGCCAACCCGAGTAAGGGCGTTGCTGCTCATTCAAATAAGTGCTTGTAGTTTCCTGATAGCGTTCACCGTCAAAATAGACACTTGAAGCTGAAGATGTTGGAGAAATAATCAAGTCTTTTATTTGGAAAGTTCCATTTAGATCTGATACATAAAACTCAAAATAATTACATACAAGGGCAGTCGTAACATTTTCGATAACGATACGCTTCCAAGTGTTATTGCTGAAAGTATTTGCATAAGCAACAGTTGCTTTAGTTACATAAGCTCCAGTTGCAGGGTTCTTGTAAATC